AAGGAAAAGAAACCATGCTCTTGACAAACTCAGTCATCTTGCTAGGCGGGATGTTCTTAGTCATAAACTCTGCCATAGCAGGAGGATCAAGCATAAGCTGTGACATCTTCCGATTAAACTCACCTTTGTTTCCACGCTGAAGCGCATCCAGTGCATTGTTCATCACCGTAAACGTAGCAGACAGGAACTGAGGCAACCGTGCTCCTTCCTGAACTTCAGGGACTGCTCCGGCACCCTTAGCACGTTCTTCTGCACGAGCCTTACGAATAAGATCAGCACGAACAGAATTAATGGTTGACATCTCGGTAGGAGTCATTAATTGATTAAGACGCTCATAGCGAGGAATGTCAGTACCGGCACGCTTGATGGTTCTAGTGGCGTTATTCACAGCATCAGCAAAAACACCCGCTGCTTCAGCGTCGAGTTTCGTCTTCAAACTATCTGCCAGTTCTTGTCCAACACGCATACGATCAACCTTACGGCTGTAGTTAGCGTAGGTATTCAAGTACTTGCTCCATAGACCATCAGAAGACCTATCAAAAGCGGAATCAATAAACTTCTTGATATTTCCAGCAACCGCAGCTTCTTGCTTCTCTAATCCGCCTTGTAACGGTGCCTTGCCAACCTTATTCAAAGCTGCAATAATGTCTCGATTCAATTCTTTACGAATGTTCTCGTACATATCACGACTGCTTACGATGCCGTTTTCGTCTGCTTTAGAACGAATCTTATCAGAAGTTTCCCGCAGAATCTGTTTTACAACATCGTTATTAGAGCCACGAGCAGCAGATTCCATTTGGTCAATCAAGTCCTGTGCCCGTAACGGATAAAAACCGTTTTGCTCAAGACTATCTTTCTGAAGCATCTTCATTTTTGCTTCTGCTCGTTTCTGTGCCGCTACATCCTTATAGGCAGCGGTTCCTTGACGGGCTTCAGCAGCAATGTCTCCAGCAGTCAAAAACCCAGGTCGTCCTTGAGCAGCCACAGCAGCTTGCTGTCGTGCAGCCATTCCAATCATCCCGGAAGTCTGCTCTGCTGCTGCAATACTGCTAAACTTGTCTGAAATGTCTTTCTCAAGTTTACCAATAATATCACCAGCAACATCCGTCTGCCTCAAGGCATCTTCACGCATCCTGGCAGTCTCACGATCACGACGAGCTAATATAGCCTTGCGTTGCTCAGGAGTACCTGCGATATTGGTAATTGCACGCTCACGGGCTGCTTGTTGTTCAGCCTCGCGCTTTGCAAAGGCTGACTGAGGCCCACCGAACTGTGACTTTACCTTTTGCTGCAATGCCATAAGTTCGGCAGCAGAAGGAATATCAGAAATAGCTTCAGCAGCAGTCGGACGAGAGCCAGTTACAATTTCCTTAGAGTCTTGGAGAGCCTTAATGACAGCATCACGCTCAGGGCCAGCAAGACTGTTTAAATACTCCTGTACGGCACGATCACGCCCTGCTCCAGTAAGGCCACGAGAAACTTTTGCCAGCTTCTCTACGCCCTTAACACCGACTTCAAAGCCTGTGCCAAGAATCCCACCAACAGCGGCCTGGAGTGCTTTGTTGGTAGCAAACTCTCCTCCGGTCATGTCACCGGCACCCTCAACACCCTGGATCAAGCCCTGCTGTGCGCCGATAGCGGCAGCACTTGTTACTGGCCTTCCAGAGACACCAAGAGCCAGTTTGTTGAACGGAGATAAGATGGCACCAGTAAAACCAGCAACATCTAGCCCATCTGGCTTAGTTGCTTGTGCTACAACATCAATAGCCCTGTTAACAGCCTGTGACTGACCACCAGTGGCTAATTGAGCAAGACCAAGAGCAGGATCAACAACAGCGCCACGGATAAGACGGGCAGGCATGCTCTTGAGCAGTTCCTCGGTGATAATTTGACTATCAGGCCGATTCCATCTATTAGACGGTGCTTCTTGCTGAGTCTTTGGAGCCTGTGCAGGTGCCGTCTGTGCAGCCAAGGCTTCTAAGTCTTCGGTTGTAAGTTCTCTGTCAGAGTTAAAAACAACACCGTTGATGGTATACTTTGGCATATTAACCCTCTACTGTAACAACTGCTCCTGAAGGCAGTGTGATGGTTCTCTTTCCTCCGGCAGCAGGCTGTCGAGGAGTAGGAGCAGGAGTGCCTGGAATTGCCTTAGAAGTTCCGAAACTTTCGTTGAAATCTTCGATAGTCAACTCGGCAGATTTACGGGTACGTTCAATAACAGAACGCAGTTCGGTCAAAGCACTTTTAACAGTCTTATTATCGTTCTTGGCTAAAGCATCAACAACCTGATCCCGAGCACGTTGTGCGTCACCTTCAGTCTGTGTGCCCTTAGCCTGCAACAACAAGGCATTAGCAGCACCTAAAACAAAGCGATTGAAATCTTGCTTGTTTACATCAGTAGCGCGAGCGACACCAGCAGCCACGCGACCAGAAGACGCCAGATTGCCGAAGAAACTGAAAGACAGATCGCCGTCTTCAATCATCTGGGCATACTTATCAATTTGGTCAATCGTGCCCTGCGTCTGAATAACAGTGTCACGGGCTACTGCAAGACGGTTACGATCTGTAGCCGTCGGGAGTGGTAGTTTTGTCTTTTCGCCACTTTGGCGCATACTGGCAAGTTCACGACGAAGATCAGCATCTCTTTGCTGCATACGCTCCTCAAATGCCCTCCGTTCACGCTTCAGTTCAGCATCTGCGTCTAATTTTGCTTTTGCTGTTTGAGAAGTTTCAATACTCCTGATGATCGTGTCTGGATTACCGAATCTACGAGCAACACGTAAGAAATCTTCATTAGTTGCTGTTTCAGGCAAGGCAGCTAATTGATCGCGAAGTTCCTCGTCTTGTGAAACTTTACGCTCAGAAGCAGCAGTCCTCGCACGAATCTCTTGCTCACCTGCCACGGCTTTGGCTTGCTCTGCGCGAGTCTTGCCAAGGACAGCCTGCTGTTGCATCATCTGCTGTGCCTGCATCGCAGCCTGCTGTGCAGCCTGAGGATTGATCTGTCGCAGAGCATTAGCATACTGCATCATGCCTTCAGCAGTCGTGGTATCGAACTGCTGTGCCAACTGACGCAACTGCGAAGCCTGCTCAAGCATCGGATCACGGGCACCTAAGGCACGGGAGGCTTGAGTAAGTCCACCGTAGATGCCAGCAGCAATCCGGGACTGCGGATTCATGTTAGCAAACTGCATGGCGCGTTGACGATCAACTTCAGCCTGAGCCTGTTCAGGACTAAGCCCAGCATTGAGAAGACCAAGGTAAGGATTACCCATCATTCCATCAGCCATTATTAGCCTCCAAACAGTTTACCGATTAACTGAGCAACCGGATCAGACAAAGCACCGACAACAGCCGTGTTACGGTTTGCTGTCAGTTGATTAGCGGTATTCAGGCCTTGCTGTAACATCTGTGCAGCAGCGGTGTTGCCTGCTCCTAACTGAGCACCTGTGCTTAATGGTTGCATACCGGCTTGTTCCACATTAGCGGCTTGAGTGAAGCCCGTGCTGAACGGAGCCAGTGCAGCCTGCTGAGCGCCGTAGCCGCCCTGTCGAAGATTCAGAGCACCACCAAGCAATCCTTGACCGAAGGTAACCTGTTGCTGACCAGCTTGTTGCGCCTGTGCAGCCAACTGAGCATTTCGCTGCTGCTGTGCGTTGTAGAAGGCTTCCATAGCCGGATTAGCAGCACGAAGACCAGGAGCACCCATCGGAGTAGCGCCGGTAGCACCCATTGCAAGGCCACCAGTACCGCGACGGAACTGTTGCGTCTGCAACTGTGCCAGAGCACGCTCATCCAGGGGAGCCAACAGCTCTTGTTGCTGTGCAAGATACTGCTGTGCCGCAGCCTGCGGAGTCTGTGCAACGTACTGCTGCCCTAAACCAAACAAGCCTTGAGCAGCTTGGTTGATCTGGCCTTGCATGGCTTGCTGCTGCTGTGCCTGTTGCAGTGCTCCGCCGGAGATACCCAGAAGAGCCTCACGCATAGCAGCCACATCAGGGGCCACTTGATAGCCAGCACCGATCAGACGACCATCAGGGCCATACTGGAAGCCACTACGACCAAAGCGGGTGGTAACGCCTACGGGGCGGAACTGTGCCTGCTGCGCTGCTTGTTGAGCAGCCTGTTGTGCCCCACTAGCAGCCTGATTTGAAGCATAGATGTTGCCTGCGGTACTGATAAGACCGCTTAAAAGGCCGGTATAATCAATAGCCATTAGTAGGTACCTCCATCAACGGTACCAGAGAATGTACCAGACAATGTTAGATTAGCCATCGTTGTGGTTCCCGTATGCGTTCCATTGTTAGCGTCAGGCTTAGAGGAAACGGCAGAGGCAATGTTATTGTACTCTGTGTCGATTTCCGTGCCCTTAATGATCTTGGAAGGATTGCCCGACACAAGACCGTCTTTAATAGCAAAGTTAGTAGTTTTGGTATAATTAGACACTTAGTTACCTCGTTTTTCCTACTTTGGTAAAGACATCAATCTTTTGGATAGACACTGGTCGAGTATTCACAGTGGTTTCAAAACCTAGCTGAATAACCTTACCGGCACCACCAATGTTGATTACCTTGTTGTCGAAAGCTGATCCACCGTATTCACCGATATTGTACTCGGCGATGTTGTATTCTGCAACAGCAGCGTTTGACAGGTTAAACTGACGGCTGTTCAGAATGTCGCTGTAGTCATAACCGAACTTCAGCACCACAGGATAACCCTGTCCACCGATAGTCGTAATTCCAACCTTCTTCATAATCTTCAGTGCCGTGGGCACACCGAAGTCAAAGTAGTTGGTGTAGTATCTCATTACATAAGTATCAACATTATCACGATAAGTGTCATACTTACCGACATATCCTGGCTTACCTAACAGAAGGTCTTTGTTCTGTTTGTAGCAGAAAGCTGTTGGTACATTTCCATCCCACGTCGTAGCCCTGCTTGCACCGTTAGGAAGCAGCATCCGAAGATCAAAACAGTAGGTTACTCCGGTGACAGGGAAAGTAATTAGGTAGAAACCTTCCTTGTCTGAGTGCGTTGCCTTGATGCCTGCGGCAGTCTCCAGAGCCATCGCAGCTACAACATCGTCACGCACATTTGCGCTGATGTCGCGCATCGGCGAAGACTTCTCCTGGATCACCCGAGACAGCGACTTGACACCGCTATCAGACAGGAAGTACACATCTGAGCCAGTGGCTACCACAGAGTCTCGTGCAAAGCAGCCAACACCTGTGATCGTGTCTTGTAACTGTAGACCAGCAGGGTCTTGAGCGTTAGCGTAGATCAGAATCTGTCTACGACCAAAGACGATCAGGAAGCCGTTGTGGGCTGCTAGAGCAATGATTTCGTCGGCACCAGCAGGCCAGATTTCTGCAATGTCTAAGGTTCCAGCAGTTCCAGTAGACAGGACAAAACCACTGAGTAGATCAGAAAACTGAATAGTTGTTTTGTTACTGGTGTTATTGGCTGACCATGTACGACCATAAGCACTGATAACGCAATTATTATTACTGACAGTTCCAACATATCCGGTCTTCTCCGACACCCTGCGGTAAGTTGAGTTAGACACAGCAGGATCAAAGATCAGAGGATCGTGTCCAGACTGATACATGTACAGGATACCGTTCAGTGCAGCCATCTGCCAGTTGCTGTCAGTGATCGTCGGAGCAGTTCCTCCGCCGCCGTAGGTTAGC